TTAATATTTTGAATAATCTCTTGAGCGTCCACTTCCCAGCTGCCTATCTGACCATCAATTGTTATTATGTTCATCTTTTTTACCTCCTCCATTATTTATATTTTTAACTGTTGAAAGATTGAGTTGAACATAGTGTTCATCACCATCTTCAAAACTTGCTTCATCTTCATAGGCTCTAATCTCATTTGGAGATATAGAACCCATATCAAAACGTGCTTTATAATATTTTGCTCTTGTATCTGCATCTACTCTAAGCATCGTGTTATATTTAAACTTGATAACTGTTGTAAGTTTCTGTTTTGGAGTAAGGAGAGATAAGCGAAACTGTTCTTCGGCTATGGTTGTGAGAGGAAAGATAGTTCCTGTATAGAACTCTAAATATTTTTGTTCTAAGTTTCCATAAGCTACATTTGCAGTATCATTTATCATAGAGCTTGGAACACCAAAGATAGAACATAACTCTTCACGATTAAATTTACGAGATTCTAACCACTCTGCATCAGAATTTGAAATACTCATCGGTTTAAATGTTAAACCCTGTTCTAAGAGTAACGTATTTCCTGCATTTGATGCACCACTGTAACTTACTTGTAAATCATCTCTTAAACGATTATAAGCATCGGTATCTAAAACCCCATCAGTTTCAAACGAACCACTAGGCATCGCTGAGTTTTTAAAAAGTTTATTACCATGTTTAGAGGTAGCATTTGCAAAATCAAGAGTCTCTTTTACATATTCTATACGAGAGATACCTTTTAATCCTGTGTTATCTGGTATATCGTAGAGGTGCATTATCTTACTATTTTTGATAACTGCATTTTCATATTTAAAGATTTTCTTTCCATTCAAAAATCCTACTTCCATCTTATCTGCAACCAAAGGATAGAGTGCTACAACTTCCCCTAAACCATTTCGTATGATTTGAGAGTAGTGATTACCTCTAAGGTCTAAATCTTGAGATATTATTTTTTTATAAAGTGATGCTATTAGGTTTGGGTTTGGTTCATATTTAAGTAAATTATAAAGGGGATTTTCTCTATCTTCTATTTTTCCCTCTGCTGTTCTTTTATATATTTTAATAGGAATAACGGCTAGTGCATTAGCCTTTATATTAATACAAGATAATACAGTAGCTATTTTTTGGGCATTATCAGCTGTTATTGAAGAACCACCTAAGAGAACACTTCGACCTATGCCATTTGAAGCTTGAGATATATTAGCTTTTCTATCATAATTCATCATATTTTTAATAAAGTTCATCGTTTACTCCTTTTTGTAATGCAAGAATATAAGCATAAAAGATAGCAAACGAGTGAAGAACCAGAGCAAAAGAGTAAGCATAGTTCGTAAATGGCTCATACGAAATAGCTACTGCTGTTGCTAAAGCTAAAAGTAACAATGCGAAAAAGATATAAAGGGCTGTTATGTATTTAAAAATTTGCATAAGGGGACTATATACAAATTTATTAACAAATTACGAAAACATTGCGTGGCGTGACCTTGTTGTGAAAATTTAAGTTGTTTTTAATTTTTTTGAGCCACCGATTTGTACTTTCACAAACATTTCAAAAACTCTAAACCCTCCTAACCCCACGGATTTCATAAATATTTTCTTCCTCTGGTTCATAAGCGATAGCACGAGCTAGTGTGTTTATGATAGCTGCACATCCATCTATCTTTCGGTTTGCTTTGGTTTTGTCGGGTTTTATATTTCCATTTGCATCATTGACCACTGACATATTTGAAACCATCCATCTTGTTACTGGGTTTCTATCGTGGGTTAATGCACCACTTTTTATATAGTCTCTAAAGTTAAATGTTGGTTCACTGATAGTTAAATACCCCTGTCTTATCTGTATGCACCCCTCGAATGCACTTTCTTTCTCTATGTTTGAAATCAATGTTACCGCACTGTATGGGTCATAGCATAACTCTTTCACACCATCTTCTATATCTTTTAATATATCTTTTTGTATATAGTCATAATCAATCGTTGGTCCGGGTGTTGCTGTTATGTGACCCTCTAAAATCCATTTTTGAAGAGGAATTCTTAATTCAGTGGCTCTTTTATCTACATTATCTTTTGGTATATAATAATGCTGAGTTGTATGAAAACGGTTATTTGGTAGCAGATAAGTTTTTGCTACTGCTGTAAAGTCATCGGTTCTTGACAAATCTAATCCTAAAAGAATACCTGTTGCCTGAGATAAATCTATCTCATCCACTCCACATTTTTCCCAATCTTCACGCTTAATAAAATGTTCAGACGCATTCACCCATCTGTTTAAATCTTTTACTAAGAAGTTATTGAGTGTTTCAGTTCTTTGTTTTGCCTCTTTAGCTTGAATTCGCATATAGTCCCATGTTTTTGAGATACCTAAGTTTGGATTTGCTTTGTACCAAACAGTTTCATCAAATGGGTCATCATCTTCATCTAATTCACATATAAATGCAAAATAGTTATCATCTTCAATATCGCCATCCATAACCTTTTTAGCATATTCATACTCTGTAAACCCTACGGATGCTGTATCAAATCCTGCTGTTGTTATATAAAACATCATCGGCTGAACTCTTGCACCCTGAGAGGAACGGATAACTTCTATCATCGTTCTATCGGGGTGAGCGTGTATCTCATCACCTATTGCAAAACCTACATTTAAACCATCTTCATTTTTTGAATCACGACCTAGTGTTTTAATAGTTGTATCGGTTGGTGCAATATCTATCACGGAGTAGGCAATATTTGAATTATTTTTAAGCTCTTTATTTGATTGAACCATCTTTGAACAACCGTTCCATACAATTTTTGCTTGGTCTTTTTTGGTTGCAAAGCATACGATTTGGTTTCCTTTCTCTTGAGTGAGGATAGATTCGGCTACACCTACACCAGATGCTAGAAGAGATTTACCATTTTTACGACTCAAGAACCAAAAGGCTGTATTAAATCGTCTTACCCACTGTTCCTTACCATCTCTCAAGAGAGGTTTTCCATCTTTATCTAAGCGTTTCTTTTGCCAACCAAAGCATATAGCAAGTGCCTTTCGTTGCCAATCCTCCAACTTTACAGACTGACCAGCTAGTTCACCCTCAAAATGTTTTAATTTCTCTATGATAACGATGTATGCTATCCCCATTTTCTTATTAAATCTTATATCGTCTCTCTGTTTGGTGGCAACATTCTTTAAATCAGAGAGGTGTCTTGTAAATGTTTTTTCATAATAAGCCTTCTTCATTTAATTAACATATACGGTAATCAGCTTTTTGAATTTTACACATCTAATTTAAGCTCCCCGATTTCCTTGCCTATATCGAATAATGAATTACTTTGCTGGTCAAATTTGGTATTAAGTCCCATTCTCTTACGTGCTGAGATAGATAATCCTAATTGATTAGCTAAATTAATCAAAGTCTTCTCCTCCATCTTTGAAACATTTTTCATAGCTGAGATGTAAGAACCACCTTTGGAACTCACTGCTGTTGCTCCATCTTGGTCTAGTTCCAACTGGCATTCAATCCAGGTTTCATAACTTTTAGCAAATATTGCTATCAAGGGTTCATCTAGTGGTGAGATATGTTCACCTAATATTTCAATGATCTCTTTTACTTTTCGACGTGCAACTGGTCCTAGAATAGATTTTTTCCCTACAAGAGCTTTATCTTTGATAATATCATTTATATCAACTCTAAGCCATCCCTCTTTTTTAGTACGTCGCTGAATAGCACCGTGAGTGATACCGTTCTCGGTTGCTATTTGACGAACAGATTTATTAGTTTCTTCATATTCAACTTGGATATTTTCCCAATCTATACCTTTAGCCATAAGATTAACCTTTTGCTTTAAGAAATGGTTTGAAAATCTCGAACCTTAAAAAATCAGCTCTATTTTTCAAAAAATAGCCACCCCTATCAATCCAAAGTTCTCCAATAGAAAAGTTGGGTGTCGAAGCCTCAAAAAGAGAAACAATAGTTTTCACACCCGCCCCCCATATTTCTTTTTATCATCTGCTGTTTTTCGATTGTGGCAAGAGTGACAAAGTGGTTGTAAGTTGTCAAAATTTATCTTTAGTTCCCAATTAATTTCAATAGGAACGATATGATCT